ATACCTGATTTTAAAAATTTAAATAAATATCTATTAAAACATATTAAAGCTTGGCGTAAAGCTGATCCAAAAGGAGAGGAAAAAACAAACTCTGGATTTGGTTGGCATAGCAAAACGGATATGGACAAGAAAAAAGAGTATCAACCTTTGATTCAAGAGTTATTTAAAATGGCTGAGGAGTGTAATAAAGATTATGGAGTTCAACCTAAATTAGGTTTAGGAAATATGTGGGCTAATGTTAATCCTACCTATAGTTATAATAAAACCCATACACATCCTAATTCATTATGGTCAGGTGTATACTATATTAAAGTACCCAAGAACTCAGGTAAATTATTTTTAGAGGATCCAAGACCAGGACCCAACACTCATATGCCTAGACGGATGGATAATTTACCGGAAAGTTTATGGAGAGTTTGTGCTTATGGACCTAAAGAAGGACGATTAATTTTCTTTCCTTCATGGCTTCCTCATGGCGTGGATATAAATTTAAACACAGAAAAAGGGGAAAAGAACTGGAGAGTATCTGTATCATTTAATTTTATACAAGTATGACCAAATTAATTTATACCAAACTTCCTATTGATCAAATTGAGTATCTTGACAGAGAAGAATTTCACAAAAACGAAAAAAGATTTAAAGATAGCTTAACAAATTCTATTAAAAAACATGGTATTATAGAGCCTGTTTATGCCGAGTATGGTCATGACTACGGTCCTAAGATTAAAGTACTTGTAGGCAATAATAGAATGGCTGTTGCTAAAGCATTAGGGATTAAAGAAATACCTATCATTGTTAATATTTGGACTCCAGAAACATTTACTTTAGAAGGAAGAGAACTAAAGACAGATGATGAGATTAGATCTTTATTTAAGTTAAAAGATAAATTACAAATAAGAAGAGATAAGGAAGGTCGTATTGATCAAATTATGCCTCCTTATTATCCTGAGGTAGAAAATGAATACATTTAAAAAGAATAAATACCAAGTTATTAGAGGCGCTATTTCTAAAGAAGTAGCTGAGATTGGTTATAGATATTTACAAATCTCTGCAGAGGCAGACAACTGGATGCTACAAAACGGTGCTACCCATGAAAAGAATCCTTTAATAGGAAACTTTAAAGACAGACAAGTTCCAAACTCTTACGCTAAATATGCCGATCGTTTTATGGAAACTTTATTAATTAAAACCATTGATGTTATGCAAAAGAAAACAGGACTTAAATTAGTGCCTACTTATTCTTATACAAGATTATATAGAACCGGTAATATTTTAAACAGGCATAAGGATAGACCTAGCTGTGAGATATCAACTACGCTTAATTTAGGTGGAGATGAATGGCCTATATTTATAGACCCTACAGGATCTGATAATGTTATCCACGAGTATAAAGGTATTATGAAACCTGATGCTCCTAAAGGTGTTAAAATTGTTTTAAAACCAGGAGATATGATCATTTATTCGGGTTGTGAACTAGAGCATTGGAGAGAACCTTTTGAAGGCAAACTCTGTGGTCAAGTATTTCTACACTATAACCATGCAGATGGAAGGTTTGCAAAAACCAATTTGTATGATAAAAGACCTATACTCGGCATACCTAAGACAGCGAACTAGGTTGAACTCGCCGCAAATATAGTATATTTTCAAAACAAGGATTTTTGTATGCTTCAAAAGATAGGCTTTTTGCCGGGATTTAATAAACAAGTTACTCCTACAACTGCTGAAGGACAGTGGATTGGGGGGGATAACGTACGATTCAGGTATTCAACACCAGAAAAAATAGGCGGCTGGGCTCAGTTAGGAGAAGAATATCTAACAGGATCAGCTAGAGCTCTTCACCATTTTGTAAATAGTAATCAAGTTAAGTACTCCGCTATCGGAACGAATAGAATTTTATATATATATTCTGGAGGTGTGTTCTATGACATTCACCCTTTAGTTAATCCATCAGGCACAGCTATCACGAGTGCTTTCAGTACAACTAATGATGATACAGCTGTAACGATTACGTTCGGATCAGACCATGGTTTTTCAAAAGGAGATATTATTCTCTTTGGAGGAACTTCAACTTTTAGTTCTATTACAGGTTCTAACTTTGGAGCTTCAGATTTTTGTGACAAAAAGTTTATGGTCACAAGTGTTCCTACAGGTTCAACTATTACCATAACAATGCCAAGTGCAGAAACTGGTTCAGGAGCCACGACTTCTGGAAGTATAACTTATTTTCAATACTATCACGTCGGACCCGCTAAACAATTAGGTGGAGACGGATGGAGTATTGGTCAATGGGGCGGTACCGTTGCTGGTGAATACACAACAACTTTAAACGGAGGCATCGATGCTTCCACAGGAACGATCGTCCTAACAGATGCTAGTTTGTTTCCAGACTCAGGAACTTCATATATTCAAATTGGAACAGAAGAAATTTCATATACAGGAATTAGTGGTAATACTCTAACCGGCGTAACACGAGAAGTACGGAACACGACGGCAGCTATCCACGCGGATGGCGCGACGGTAACAAATTCTTCTGACTATGTTGGATGGGGAAACCCGGCTTCTGGAGACTACGTAATTAAACCCGGAACATGGACCTTGGATAACTATGGAACTAAACTTATAGCTTTGATCACGGACAGTAAATGTTTTGAATGGGATGCGGATGACGCTAATGCTACCACTACAAGAGCAACGGTTATTTCAGGAGCTCCTACAGCTTCTAGAGATGTTCTTGTATCTACACCCGATCGACACTTAGTATTCTTTGGAACAGAAACCACAATTGGTACAACAAGTACTCAAGATAATATGTTTATTCGTTTCTCTTCTCAGGAAGATATTAATACTTACGCTCCCACAGCAACCAATACCGCTGGTACACAAAGACTAGCTGATGGATCTGAAATTAGAGGAGCTAAAAGAGGTAGAGATGCAATTTATGTTTGGACGGATACTGCGATGTTTACGATGCGTTTTGTTGGTCAACCGTTTACATTCTCATTTGAACAAGTAGGAACGAACTGTGGATTGATTGGAAAGAACGCGGCTTTAGAAGTAGATGGTGCGGGCTACTGGATGTCTGACAATGGTTTCTTTAGATATACTGGTAAACTAGAATCAATGGACTGTTTAGTTGAAGACTATGTTTATGATGATCTTAACACTACATCAAATCAATTAATTACTGCAGGGTTAAACAATCTATTTGGAGAAGTAATGTGGTTCTATTGTACAGAGAACTCTAATGTTATTAATAGAATGGTTTGTTTTAATTATATTGATTCCTCAGCTCAACGTTTAATCTGGACAACAGGAAGTTTAGCTAGAACGACGTGGCAAGACTCAGCTGTATTTGGTAGACCTCATGCAACTAAATACAATGACTCTGGAACACAAGCTTCAACTGAATCAACTTTTGTTGGTGGTAACACGGACGGAGTTACAACATACTTTGAACATGAAACAGGAGTTAATGAAGTAGCAGGTGGAACAGCTACCGCTATAACTTCTAACATTGAATCTGGAGATTTTGATATTACACAAACTGAAAAAGAAGGAGTAACCTTTAGAGGAGACGGAGAATATTTTATGTCTATTAGAAGATTTATACCTGACTTTTTATCTCAAACAGGTAACACTAAAGTTACATTAAACCTTAGAGACTACCCTAACTCTAGTCAGGTGAGTTCAACATTAGGGCCCTTTACCATTACATCAAGTACTGATAAAGTAGATACCAGAGCTAGAGCAAGATCTGTGGCTCTTAAGGTAGAGAATGAAGGCTTAAATCAAGATTGGAAATTAGGTACTTTTAGGTTAGATATACAAGCTGGAGGAAGAAGATAATGTATTTTAGTGAGAGAAGAAAACAAGGATTAGGTAGTTTAAGACCGGGTTATTTTATTGGTGGACCTATTGGTAATCTGTTAATGGGTAACGCTGTTAATTGGGGATTAAACAAAGGAATTAATTATCTTACTAAATCAAAAGAGCAACGAGAAGACGAAAAATTAGCAAAAGACCTGAAAAAATTAGGAGTCTATGGTTACTTCCCTGAAGAGTATAGTCGTGATGATAATAATGACGGTACAACTAAATCAAGTGGATGGAAAGGTGGCTTTAAAGGAGGATTAATGAATCTTTTAGCAACTGCATTCTTAGGACCTCTTATGGGTCCAATAGCTTTAACAGTTGGTAGAGGACTTATGAATAAAAGCAAAGGTTTAGGATTCACTGGTGGAGATGGAGGATCAGGACCAGGACCTAAAGTTGGACCACAGATAGATTATTACACAGGCAGTGATGAAGAAGATAAAGATATTGAAAATCAAATAACTAAAAATTTTAGTGGAATAGATAGTGGAGGATGGGATCCTGGTGTAGCATCTGAGACAGCTAATGAAGGACCTAGCAACATCGGACCAACAGGTCACGATATCCATGGAGGACCAACAGGTCAGGAAGGAAGCCCGGAACATGGAGGTCAGAGTGGAAGTTCCTCAACAGCTGGCGCAGGTATGAGTAGAAGTGATGATAGCTGGAGTTCAAGTCCTTTCTTTAAAGGTGGTCGAGTAAGTTATTCTAAAGGAGGAATAGCAAGTCTATGGCAAAGATAGTACAAGTATTAACAAGACAAAGTGAAGAGTATGAACCAGAAGTGGCTAACTCTTTAGTTAGAGATTTAGA